TATATATATTGTATATTTAGAAGGGTCAAAAATGAACTGTGTGAAATTCGGGTTATTTTTAGTTTTTTTTAAAAAAAATTACCAAAAAACTGTTGACAATATTTTATAGAAGATATATAATATAATCAGAAAGAGCGAAAAAAAAATTGAAAGGGGAAATTGAGAATGGAAGGAAGAAAAGAATTGTTAAAGTATAGGGTAAAGAGGACATTAGAATGTATGCTTAGGAATGGTGGGACAAAGGAGATGGCAATGGCTTATTTTCAAGGACTTAGGGGCGGTTCTGATAACTGGGAAGAATTACTTGAAGTTGTGCAAAAAGTATATGAAGAATTAGGACGCCCAGAAGTATTACAGAAAGAAATTACTGTGTTGAAATATGATGTAGATTACCAGAAAAATATAAATAAATAAGGTGGAGGAGGATTTATAAAAACGGGGAGGGGATTACCCTCCCGATTAAAATAAAATTAGGGGGTAATAATGATGGTAGTAAATAATCCTTATTATATAGGTGTAAAAGTTCCTAAACAGGCAGTAAGTGCGGTTAAAAATATAGTAAGTAATGGTTTTTATACAAAGGACGAAAAAGAGCAATTAAACGATTTAAAGGTATTAACAGATGAGATATGTAAATATTATAATATAAATAGTCCTGAAATAAAATTAGGGGATAGAGAGGTGTATTATCCTGACTTTCAGATTATAATTTTATCTAAAGCATCAAGCATAATAAGTTTATTACACGAATTACGCCATCATATTCAGTGCCAAGCAGGTAAGCAGTATAGGGGACATAATATTGAGGAGGACGCAAGGGCGTGGAGTTTACGTGTATTTAAATTAGCTTGTCCTGATAGTTTTATGAAGTCTGTTAAAGGCGGGAAGAATTAGGCATATCGAATGGGACGGGGAAAGGGTGGTAAATTCGAGAGGATATTAAATGAATTGAAAAAGAAATATTTTGAAGTAAATGGAGGGAAAACTCCCTCTTTTTTTTTCTTTTTATTTTTAAATTGTGGGCATTATTATTGATGAAAGAAAAAGAAAGAGGAGGTAAAAAATGGGTAGTAATGTAGTATATATAAAATCTGGACAAGAATTTACAAGTGATATATTAAAGGATTTGATTAATAATCATTTGCAGAATGAAATTCCCAGACTTAAACAGCTTTATGAGTATTATAAGGGCAATCATACAATATTAGAAAGGAAAATGTCCGACCCAACAAAGCCTAATAATAAGCTGGTGAATAATTTTTATGGACAGATAGTAGATGATATATTGGGCTATTTTTTGGGAATTCCTGTTATAATTCAGCATAATTTTGATGATGATATTCAAGAGCAATTAGATATTATTTTTAATGAAAATGATAAAGATGATTTATTTATGGAAATAGGAAAGGAAATGAGTATTAAAGGGAAGTCTGCCATTTTAGTTTATCAGGATGAAAATAGCAGGACAAGATTAGCACAAATACCTGCGGAAGAAGTTATTTTTATTTATGATAATAGCAAGCCTGATGAGTTAATTTATGCTATTCGTGTTTATGAGTTAGAGCAGGTTCAATCGTCGGGCGAAGTTAAGCGGATAAGATATGCGGAAGTATATGATAAATATACTATAACTTATTTTATCGAAAATGAAGGCGAGTATGTATTGGATAATGGTAGACCTAATCCCGTTCCCCATATATTTGAAGATGTGCCAGTTGTACCGTTTGTTAATAATAAGGAAGAAATGGGGGATTTTGAAAAAATTATAACACTGGTAAATGATTATGATAGGGTTATTTCAGACGCCAGTAATGAACAAGAGGCTTTTAGAAATGCCTATTTAGTTTTAATTAATATGATTGCTGATAAGGAATTAATAGAACGATTAAAGCAGGAAGGTATTTTAGCACTTGATGAGGATGGGGACGCAAGATTTTTAACTAAAAATATACAGACAGATGCTTTAGAAAATCACCTGAACAGATTAGAGGAGAATATTTATAGATTTGCACAAGTACCTAACTTATCTGACGAAAAATTCGCTCATAACCTATCAGGAGTGGCAATTAAATTTAAATTATTTAGTTTAGAGAATAAATGTATTATCAAAGAACGTAAAATGGTTAAATCTATTAAGCAGATGATAAAGTTATTGGCTAAACCTATTAAAGTAATTACAGGTAAGGATACGAGGTTGGTGGATATAACTATTAAATTCACACGTAACGTTCCTGCCAATTTACTGGAAGTTAGCCAGGTGGTAACTAATTTAAATGGGTTAGTCGATAAATATACGCTTTTATCTTTACTGCCGTTTGTGAATGACCCTGATGTGGTTTTAGAATTACTACAGAAAGAGGAAGAATGGTATCCTGACCTATCAAGTTATCATCTGATAGATGAGGAGGCGGGGGTTATAGAAGGATAAGGAGGTTTAATCATTGAGTGAAAATGCGAGGGATATTATTTATCGGGTTGAGGCGGAAGTTTTAAATAATAATGCAGTTGCATTTGATGATGTTCTGGAATTTGAAAAGAGGCTGGCAGAGGAGTATATAAAAGCAGGTAAGGAAATTAATCTTATTGTTGTTGATATGCTAAGTCGAGTAAATGAGTGGAGTTATGCAGAGATGAGTAAATATAATAGGCTAAAACAATTAATGGAACAGATTAATAAGGAGTTAAGTAGGTTAGGAAGGGCTGAAATAAGGCTTGTAACAAGGTATTTGGAAGATGCTTTAATTACCCAATATATGAGGACTATTTACGCTTTAGGCAAGGGAATAAATGTTAAAATGGGCTTTAATCGGTTTTCTCAAAAGTATATAGAAACTACTCTTAATTACCCATGGAGTGGGGCAATGTTTTCAGACCGAATATGGGATAATAAAAAGTTATTATTAAAGCGATTGCGGGAAGGGTTAACTCAATCAATGATATTGGGGGAAGGGGTTAGTAAGATTACTAAACGTATTAATGATGGGATAAATAGCACTTATTTAAACGCACAAAGGGTAGCAAGGACGGAAGTGATGAGGGTTTGTTATGTAGCCGAAAGGCAAGCACTTGAGGACAACGATATTAAAAAAGTCCAATATAGTGCTTTTTTTGATGGTAGGACGTGCGATAAATGTAAGGAATTAGATGGTAAGATTTATACATTAGGGAAAGAATTACCCCTTCCCAGACATCCACATTGTAGATGTACTTATTTACCTGTATTAGATAAGTTAACAGATAAAAAATTGAATGAGGCTACACAGGTTATAAGAAATTATCCTTTTTCAGAATTTAGACGGAGATATGAAAGTAAATTATATTATAAAGGGTAAATTTGATAAATTTTACAATTATTTTTTTCTATTTTTTAGGACAATGTGAATAATATATATGAAGGGGGATAATACGTAACTCTATGGAGGGACGGGATTATTCAACTTAAAGAATAAGGAGGTATTTATTAATGGAAGATATTAGAAAAGAAACGATAGTTGATGATGTAAAGGATGAGGAAATAAAGGTTAATAATGACCAGGCTGAGGATAACCAGGGGACTGGGGATACTCAGGAAAGTAATGAGGAGATTATAAAGAAACTGGAAGAAGAATTCCAGAAAAAATTACAAAGTGAAGTGGATAAGCGGGTAACAGAGGCAGTAAAGAAAACAGAAAAGAGAGTAAGGGCAGAAATTGAAGAACAGAAAAGGTTTGAACAGTTGACCGAAGAAGAAAGAAGGCAAGAGGAAGAACAAAAAAGACAACGAGAATTAGAGGAAAAAGAAAAGAATTTAATGGCTAAAGAGTTAAAGTTGGAATTAATCGACATTTTAGATGAGCAGGGACTTGATGTTAAGTTTAAGGATTTTATTGATGTTACTACTGTTTTAAATGAGGAAAATAAGAGAGAAATTTTAATCGAAAAGGTTGAAACGTTAAAAGCGATATTTGATGAGGTAGTGGAAAAAAGAGTTGCTGAAATTAAAAAGGAGTATTTAAAGGGAGATACTCCCAATGCATTGGGTGAAAAACATAAACCTTCCCCTATTAATGAGTATGAAGAAGCCAAGAAGCGAGGGGATGTTAGAGCTATGCTTAAATATGATTTAATGAAGTTAAGAGAACAATAAAACAGATAAAGAGGAGGAATAAAAAATGGGTGATATTAAGAAATATAATAATACTTTTTTAGAAGGTGAAGTTATAGATTTATCGGATAAGATTGTGCTGGTTGACCCAGTAGATACTCCCTTATATACTTTACTGGCAGGGAGGGGACAGATTGTTTCCGCAAAAGATATTACTGTAACTTGGAGGCAGAAGTCTTTAAACCCCCAAAGAGGTACTCTGAAACTTGAAGGGGCAGAGGCTGGTGAAGGTATTAATTCTACCAGAACTATGAAGTCTAATATTTGTCAGATTTTGGAGAAAGTAACTAAAGTGTCTGGTACTGTTAGAGCGTTAGCCGCAAAAGGAATTGGCGACGAATTTTTACAGGAAATTGAGGATAGAATGATTGAATTAAAGAGGGATAATGAGTGGTATTTCCTGAATGGTACTAAGACCTATGAAGATGAGGCAACTAATACTCCAAGACAGATGGATGGACTTTTAAATCTGGTTGATAATGTCATTGATTTAAGTGATGGCGACGGTAAGCTGACCGAAGAACATATCCTTGATGTTATGCAGGATATTTGGAACGCAGGTGCACAAGGACAGTATTTTGCGTTTGTAAATGCAACTGAAAAGCGAATTATTAATAAATTGCTGGCAGATGGCAAGAATACAAGATTGATAGCCGAGGCTGGCGAAAATATGCTGGGCGTTAAGGTTAATGGCGTTGATACTGATTTTGGTACTGTTTATTTTGTATTGAATAGACATATGCCTAATGGACAGATTTTATTTGTTGACCTTGACCTTGTAGAAATTGCACAGCTAAGAGCACCGTTCTATGAGGATTTAGCAAAAACTGGCGACTATTCAAAGGGACACGTATTGGCTGAAAATACTATTAAATTGCTGAATACTAAAGCTGGTGGAAAAATCGTCGGTATTACTGGCTAATAATTCCAGTAAAACTATGAATATAGTGTAGCTGGGTGAAGGTTGGAGGGAGAGGGGTTATATGGGAAAAAAAATCCTTCTCCCTATTTACTATAATATTATGGGGGTTTGATAGTTATGGCTGAAAAGAAAACTGAAACTAAGGTAACTAATAAAGGTAATAAAGCTAAGTTTGTAAGTGAAAATCCATATAAATGGGTTGGTGAGTTAGGAATTCAGTTTAGACCTAACTGTAAAGCTGATGGAGGAGTATTTGAAACTGATAATGAGATTATGATTAAATATTTATCTATTTTGCCTGATGTCCGCAGAGTTGAATAGTATTTCCCATAAAGGGGGATTTTTTATGTGGTATGATAAGCAGGCAATATTGGAATTTGTAAAATTAGAGTTAGGAATTAAAGATGATAAGGAGGATATTCTCCTCAATAGGTATATAGAAAAGGCTTATGATGATTTAGTTTTATATTTAAATAATGATTTTACTGATAAGGATGGAAATAGTCTATATCCACGAGAAATGGATAGTGTTATTGAGGATATGGTTATTTATCGTTATCGTAACAGGGGGACAGAAGGAAAAACACATGAAAGTATAGGAAATTATTCTTATTCAAAAGCGAGTAATAATGATATTCCACCTGAAATAAAGAAACGGATTACAAGATTTAGGAAGGTGCGATTTTACTAATGAAACATCTGTATAACTCAACTTTTAAGGTTTATAGGAGTGTTCCCGTAAAAGATAGATATAACAGACCAACTGGTATAGAATTACAAAAGGTAGGAGAGTATAGAGGAAGATTAAGTAAAGAACGTGGGGAAGTACGTAAATCCATAGTGAATAGTGAGGCGGTAATTAGCGGAACATTATTTACAGATGTTGAGGCGGATATTCAAGTTAAAGATATCATTAAAATAAATGGAATGACGTTTATCGTGGATTTTCCATATAATGTCGATAATCATCATTTAGAAGTAGATTTAGTCGCAAAATTTGAGGTGTAATTGATGAGTTTAGAGTTATATGGATTTGATGAGTGGGAAAGGGTTATGCAACGGGCGGTAGATAATTTCCCTAAAAAAAAGGCATATTTATTAATGCGTTTAGGGAGAATTTATCAGGCGGAAGTAAAAAAGAATACGCCAGTTGATACAGGAAGATTAAAGGCAAGTATTTACGTCAGTGAGGTTATGAATTTTAGTAGTGTATTCGTCGGTACGAATGTGGAATATGCACAATTTGTAGAGGAAGGACATAAACAAAACCGCCGTTTTGTCCCTGGCTATTGGAGGAACAAGGGCGGTTTTCAATATGTTCCTTATTATGAGGGTGGCGGAATGATGTTATCAGAAAAATGGGTACAGGGTAGACATATGTTCCGTAAGGGATTATTAAATGCTAAACCTGAATTTGAGAGGGAAATTAAAGAGTTTATGCGGATAATTGGGGATGAGTTAAATGATTAAAATTGTCGATAGTATAAGCGAAATTTTAATTAGACACTATCCTACTCATACACAATATATTCAGGAAATTCCAAAGGGTTTTGAAAGACCTTCTTTTTTTATTGAGTTTATAGATAATCGAATGGAAACATTAAATAAATTGGTTTATAAAGACACGTTATTAATTAAAATAACTTATTTTATAGAGAAAAATGAGTATGGAATGGTAGATAAATTAGAGCAAATGGAGGAAGTTAGAAGGCTAAGAGATTTATTTAATATTTTATCAATTCCAGTAATTGGCACAGATAGACATATGAAGGTAGAAGGATTGGAATTGATAACAGTTGATGAAGAAATAGTTCTACATTTAGAGTTATCATTAACCGATAGTCGAGAAATTATAGAAAGTTACGAGTTAATGGGTAAAGTTATTTTAAATACGAGGGTAAAATAAAGGGGGTAATTAGATGGGCTTACCAAGTATATCAATTGAATTTAAAAGTGCTGGTATTTCCGCAATTCAGAGGGGTGAACGGGGTATAGTAGCCCTTATCCTTGATGAGCCGAATGTTAAAGGATTGTATAGAATTGTTACCATTGATGACATTCCCGAAGGTATAAGAGAAGATAATGTCCGATATATTAAAGATGCTATGATAGGTTATGTTAATCCTGCAAGGGAAGTTAAGGCATATTTTGCGGATATTTCAGGTGGAGATATGACACTTGCGGAAGTATTGAAGGAGTTAGAGTTGGTTAAATTTGATTATCTGGCTATGCCTGAGGCTGATGATGAATTTAGGACAGATAGTTCAGATATAGCTCTACAAATAAAGACCTGGCGGGACAATATGAATAAGAAAGTTAAGGCGGTGTTATTTAATACAGCTTCTGATTATGAAGGTGTAATTAATCTTACTACCGAGTGGTTTTTAGTAAACGGTGAGCAGATAGAAGGTAAAAAATATACCCCACGAATTGCAGGTTTATTGGCTGGTACACCGTTACAGATATCAGCAACTTTCGCCCCATTGCCAGAGGTTGAGAATGTTCCTGCATATACCAGGGCTGAACTTGATGAGAAGATTAACAGAGGGGAGTTTGTCTGTTTCCATGATGGGGAAAAAGTGAAGGTAGGACGGGCTGTTAATAGTCTGGTTACTACTACTCAGGACAAGCCTGATGATTGGAAA